CGCTATGCACACCCAGCATTGTCTCATAGATCATCTGGCCCAGCTTCGCGTAGCCGCCCTCCGTGGGGTGCACGCCGTCGTTGATATCCTGAGCCGGATCCAGCACACAGTTGTTGGGCGAGATAGCCACGGAGATGTTGCCGGAAAAGTGCTCCATCAGCGCCTTGGACATGCGGATCGTGTTCATGCGGTAAATGAACTCAATCTGACTGGTGCCGTATTTCTCCGTAAAAACGGAGGGGTTCCCGTTGGGCGGCGTGAGCAGATCAACGATGACCTTGATGCTGCTGTCATAGTTCAGGATGGAGTTCACCATGGTATCCAGATACCCGATTGTCGCAGCCGCCGAGAAGGAATCCAGCCCGGCATAGAAGATGTCGTTGATGCCCAGTTGGAGAACCACCACGCCCACGCCGGTATAGGCCTGCGTGGTCATATAGTGGCTGAAGTCGAACCCGTTGTTATAGAACGGGTTTGTATATGTGCCGTCTGCCGCCTTTGTGCAGTAGTCGGAGGCTTTCCAGCCGGCCCGTCCCTCATGTCTGGCCGGAGCCGTGCCCCGGGTCCCGAGCAGCGTCAGTGCTCCTCCGGCGGCTGAGAAACAGCTCAGGAGCTTTTGACAGATGTAGTTGCCCTGGGTCACGGTGCTGTCGCCGATGACCAGCGCTGAAGCGGTAACGGCCTTGTTGGCTGCGGCGATGATCGTGCATGTGCCGCTCGCCAGCAGGCTGTAGCCGGAGTCGTACACCTTCCACTGCAGTGGATACGTCCCGGGTGCGTTGGCCGTTATAGACAGATGATCGCCATACCGCTTTGTAGTCAGCCCGTTTGCTGCGCTGCACCAGAACATGGCGTTCTGCTGGGATATCACATTAGCATAGTAGATATTGAATTCGCTGCCGGTCAGAACCCTGACCACTGCGGGAATGGCCACGGCGATGTCCTTGCCCAGCAGTCCGGCCACCCGGATCAGCTCATCCTGGATGGCGTTGAGGGTATCAGCGTCGATAACCGTCTGTTTATTGACGAAGGTCGTCTTGGTAAAGGCCATTAGATCACTCCTTTCGGTGCCCGAGTCGGGCACAAGCTGTCAGCCCATTACACGTCCGTATTCACGCCGTCCTGCGCCATGTGTACACGGCCAGGTACGGCGGCATGTTGTTGTGGGCCTGGCCGCCGCAGTTGGACGTAGCCTTGCCCGTGTAAGCGTTGGCGGTGCCGCTGGGAGACACGATCTTTATGGCCCCGGTGCCGGTTGCGTCGCTCTGGCCCGTGTAATCGTAGCCGTGAGTGTGGTTTGCCATCTCCGCCGCCGTCAGGATGTGCTTCTCCTCGCCGCCGGTAGCCCCCGCCGCATGCGAATCACCAGCCGCCAGCAGAAACCTGTCCTTAATCTGCTCCCAGGTGCCGCCAAACAGGTCCGCTGGGGATGTGGGGTCCGTAGACTGGTAGATGCTGCCGACGGGGTGGAGATAATCCAGGAGGGACTTGCCGCCGAACAACACCGCCGCAGGACCGGGCAGCTTCAGGTGCTTGATGAGTCCGCCCACAATCAGCGTGGCCGCCTCGGTCAGATACTGGCCGATGGACAAACCGTCCACGGCCGGCGCCGTCCGGAAAAGCACCTGCGCCGATGGCAGCACCACAATCAGGCTGGCCGTGCTGCCCAGTGCGTCGGTGACGGCTATGCACACCTCATAGACGGTGTCCACCGCGGCCGGGATGACGCCGTAGGCACTGGGTGTATACTGCCCGGCGGCGTCCGGCACGGCCTGGGAGCTCCAGGTGTCCGCCCCCTGGGCTCGGTAGCGGATGACATAGGCGGCCGTGTTCTCGTCGTTCAGCGGCGCCACCGCGCCCACAAAGGACACCTTGGCATGATCTCCGGCGGGGTTGTCCGTGCCGTCTGCATCGCAGCGGGCGGCGCTGATGGAGCGTACACCGGGCGCGGCGTAGGGCAGCACGGTGATGGTCCCTCGCAGGACGGTGGACAGCCCCCGGGAGTCTGTAACAGTGACGGCATAGGCCACCGTGCCGGACTCCGGCAGCGCGCCAGTAGTGGCTGTAGCCCCGGTGGCCGTCAGGCCGGAGATGGCCAGGGTATAGCCCTTGACCGTCGCCCCGTATTTCCCACTGGCCGTCGTGACGGCCTTTAGGCGGCTCTTGGTCTGCACGTACGCTCCATAGGTATCTGCATATCCCCCATCGTCCGAAAGCGCCACAGAGGCCGCAGGGGCCGCGCTGGCAGGCACGGATGCCGCAAAGCTATAAGACTGGCTGCCCAAGGCCGTATCACCGCTGTATGTGGTAATGGTCAGCGTGCCCACACCGCTGGCGGCGTTGGGGATGTCGCTGGCCAGTTCCAGGGGCGGCGTCCAGGTAATGGACGTCGCGCCCGTCTCTGCTGACACCACGCCGGAGTGGGTGCCCCAGGCGTATGTGATCCGGTGCGTGTAGCTGCTGTCTGCCTTGGTGACGGTCAGTGTGGCAGGGCTGCCCAGCGTTATAGACGGGACCGCCAAAGAGGATGCCCGGGGGATGGTAGGCAGCGTGACCTTGCCGGATACAGACAGAGACGCTGGCGTCCATTGAGAGGTAAAGCCGCTGTGCCACTCAGCGGACAGTGTTACCGTGGCCTCGCCCTTGGCATCGTGGTCCACGGTGATGGTCTTGGTGCCCAGATCGTACCAGCCCTTGGCGGTGTAGCTGTAGGGATGGTACACCTTGCTTCCCTGTAGGACGTAATAGCAGCTGTTGGACGCCTGGTTATAGCTCTCGCCGGTGCCGTCGTAGATCTGCAGTGACAGGGCGATGGTGCTGCGGTTGTTGCTGCGGGATTGCTGGATGGTATACCCCAGCCGTAGCCGCCAGCCGTATGTGGATTGTGCGCCGTACAGCTCACCCATTGGCATTCACTCCCTTCGCACCCACCACGGACCCATCCGGGGCAACCCGGACCACCAGGTTGCCCAGGTACAGGCACCCGGCGGTGGGGTCGTCCGGATCCATGGGCCGTATATACAGCGACGGCGTGTATACGCCCCGCTGATTGATGGACAGCAGCGCCAGTGTCTCCCGGAGGATGTTTAGCCCCTGATTGTTGATTTGCACCTTCACGGGGTCGCCCTCGCTGCCCAGGAGCATGCCCATGGCCGCCGTGAAGCTCATGTACTGGTTCATGGTGCGGACGGTCTGGCGGATATCGCCGGTGGCGTCCTCCACCTGCTCGGTGATTTCCTCGGATACCTCCATGCGGATCTGATCCGGCAGAATGGCCAGAGTGGCATCCATGACCCGCTTGTAGCTCTCAAAATCCCCGATCTCCACATACTGTTCCAGCGCCTCCAGGAGGATCTGCCGGTCCGACTGTGAGATCTGCGTCATGCGTTCGGTGAGGATCTGCTGCACGGTGTTGATCCGCTCCTCAGTCTCCTGCCGTACCTCCTCCATGCCCTGGGATACGCGGTTGCGCTCGTCCTCCACGTCGCCGGTAAAGGTACGCCGCGTCCGGCCCATGGTGACGGTGGTCTGCGCCGGGTCCAAGAGATCAATGTGCATTTGCAGCAGAGGCATGGCCGCCCGGATGCCGTGGGGCGTGGTGGCCAGCATGGTATACCGGCCTACTCGCCAGGCGGCCACAGCGGCGTCTGCAACGTGGAGATCAATGGCCTTGCAGGTAATGGACTCCTCCAGCGCCCAACCGGAGGTAGCCAGCCGGGCCGCTGCGTAAGACTGGAGATTCTCGGCCACAGTGACGTCCTGCCAGTCCGTAGGTCCGGGACAGATCCAGCCGTACTTTGCCACACCGGCCCGGGACCAGACATACGGGCCCTCCTTGACCAGGTCGTCCGTAATGTCGCCGTCCGGCAGCTCTGTGATAGTCAGGCCGTCATGGCCCACCGGCAGGATAGCCGTGTAGATATCGGCCCCGGCCAGCTGGCGCTCCAGGTCCAGGAGATTTTGGCCGAACTGCACCGCCTGAGCGTTGGTCAGCGGCAAGTCAGCATAGTAATCCAGGTAGTTGCCGTCCGACTCATAGCGGATCAGCAGATACCCGCCCAGGGACGATCCGGAGAGCCTGGAGGTCAGGGCATCCATGGTGGTGAGATACTTGGTGGAGCTGCGGGCAATGTAGTTGTTGGCGTCCGTTACCGTACACACGCCGGGCTTGATCTGCTGATCGGCCGACGCCTTGGCGTTGTGCTGTGCCAGGAGCCAGCGGAATAGATAGTCCACCACATTGCCGCTGTTGGCGGCTGCCTGATAGTCCACGTCCTCCGCAAAATCGTCCGGATACGCAAATGGTGGGACGGTGGAGTCGTTGAGCACAGCCATGACGCCCTCCGCCGTAACGTTGAGGCTATTGCGGAAGTCGCCTACCTGGGAGGTAATGCGGCCCCGCCACACCACATACCGACCCTGCAGCAGCTCCAGACCGGGCCGCATATAGGGCAGCTTGTCCCGGTACGGGTGATCCGGCGGCAAAGAGAACGCCATACTCCCGGCCTTGCCGGCGGTAAGGTCCACCGACGCCGCCGAGGCGCACAGCCGGTCCGTCTCGTTGGCGCCGCGCGGATCGTACAGGATGTAATCCCCGTAACGCAGCTGATAGCCAGCAAAGTCCTGCGCAGTCTCCTGGGGGTCCGTGCCACAGACGGCAAGCCCGGCAACAGCCTTGCCGCATACCGCGCCAGTGTAGCTCATAGCGATGCCTCCTGATAGGTGACGGACACCGTGGTTCCGGCTGCGGCCGCGACGGCAAGGGTATTGCCGCCGGCTGCCAGGCAGATATCCAGGATACGATGGCTGCCGGCTGCCACCGCGATGTCCTTGCCGCCGAAGGTCAGCGTTGCAGCCGCCGACACCTCCACGGTGGGCACCACCGACCGGCGCTCGTTGGCCAGGGTCAGGGACAGCGTGCCCGATTCGGGCACGGTCCCCGTGACCGTGGTTTTTGCGTTCTTGTATTTCCACGGGTCGCAGCTGACTGTGACCGGGATGGTCTGCATCATTTTGACAAGCTCCACCCGCCCAACGGAGCATCGCCCACTGTAATAATGGGCGGTGTCCTCGGGGAAGGTTACTTTCACGCGCTTGCCGTGGACTTTGTTGCAGAAGTCAGAAATCGTGGCAGGCCATTTCTTGCCGCTCACCGTGTCCACGCCGGTGAGCTTCAGTACAATGGTGCGGTTTTTGTAGGTCACTTCGCCGGTCAACACCTCGGAAGCGTCCAGCAGACCGTCCCGGCCCGGAACATCAATCATATTCGTGCGGACTTCCGGCAAAGAAATGGACTTGCTCGCAAGAAGCAGGCCGTATTCTGTGTAAGTGTCTTTTCCGTCAAAAAATACTTTTCCTATCATACAGCCCTTGCCTTCCTTGCATTGATTTTGGCCAGTTCTTCATCCATGCCTGGGGCAAGCAAACCGATAACCTGGCCACTGTCCATGATGACTTTCATATTTGCCAACATAGGCAAATACTGTTCCAGCAGCATTACAATTCTGCCGGAATCGCCACCCCCGCTTGTGCTTGCCGCTCCGTAAGAGCCACTTGTATAGTTTCTGCTGATGTTTGCATCTGCTGTAATGGTTCCAGCGTCAAAATTCATGCTGCCTTCAATGTCATTTTTCACAGCCGCGAATTCATCGCTAAAGCCTTCGCCCAGACCTTCGGCCATGAAACCGCCGATTCCGGCAAAGACCTTGGAAGGGGAGTGGATGCCCAAAATGCGCTTCACGCCGCCGACAAGGCTATTCACCTTTTCGTTGAACCAATCCTTGATATTGTCCCACATTCCGGCGATACCGTCTTTCAGCCCCTGAACGATGTTTCTACCGATGCCGCCCCAGTCGTAGTTTCTGATTGTGTCGGCAATAGCAGCGATAACGCGCGGGACGGCTGCAATCAATTCCGGGATTGCCCCGATAATGCCGGTAATCAGCGATACAATGATCTGCGGCGCTGCAAGGATGATCTTGTCAAGGTTGTTCACGATGCCGTTGACGAACGCAATAATCAGCGTAGGGACTGCCGCGACCAGCTCCGGGATGCACTTGATAATTCCGTCAATCAGCGCAAACAGAAGATCAATGCCCATCTGGATAATGTTCGGCAGCTCTACAATGATTGCGGCGAGCAAGTTGCCAATAATCATAGGTACTGCCGCGATAAGCTGCGGAATCGCGTCAATCAGGCCCTGCGCAAGCGTCATAATCAGCAAGATTGCCGTTTCAATGAGTTGCGTCAAAAAGTCCGGGCTTGTCAGCATCTGCACAATCGTCAAGGTCACTTGCACAATGCCGTCAATAAGCGTGGGCAGGTTTTCTATCAGGCCATTCGCAAGGAAGAAAAGAATGTCGATTGCTGCTTGCGTAATTGCAGGTAGGCTATCAATGATACCCTGTCCCAATGCGCCGACAAGCGCAACCGCCGCCTGCAAAAGCGCAGGCAGGTTGTCTGTGATGGTTGTTATGACCATCGGGATAATAGTGGTAGATGCAGATGTAACAAGCTGTGAAATGCCGCCCAACATGACACTAACGCGCGGAATAATATTTCCAGCCGCCGTCTCCACGCTGCTGACAAAATTGCCAATCAGCGTATCAAGGTCTGCGTTGTCGGCTGCAATGCCGGTTATCAGGTTGCTCCATGCGGACTTTGCCGCGCTGACGCTGCCCTGAATAGTAGACGCAGCCTCTTTTGCCGTTGTCCCGGTAATGCCCATTTCCGTCTGCACCACATGGATGGCGTCTACGATGTCGGAGTAAGATGAAATATCAAACTTCTGCCCAGACAGCTTCTCCGCGTCCGCAAGCAGACGCTCCATTTCCTCTTTGGTGCCGCCATACCCGAGTTTTAGGTTGTCCAGCATGGTGTAGTTCTGCTTTGCAAAACCCTGATAGGCGTTCTGTATCATCTCCATGCCGGTGCCCATCTTATTGGCGTTGTCTGCCATGTCGGTGATGGCCTGGTCCGCCTTTTGAGCTGCTTTTTCTGTATCTCCGCCAAGGCTCTGGAGCAGGGAGGCCGAAAAGCTGGTCACCGTGTCCATATATTCGTTGGCGCTCATGCCAGCGGTCTTGTATGCGTTTGCGGCGTACTCCTGCACCTTGTCCGATGCAGTCTTAAAGAGGGTATCGACGCCACCCACTAATTGCTCATACTCGGCATATTGGTCAATGGACGCCTTTGTCAGCGCCGCCATGCCAGTAGCCGCAGCTGTCAAAGCCGCAGCTCCCACCTTTGCCGCAGTAGCAAGGCCGCTTTTCAACTTGTCGGCAAAGCCGGACGCTTTGCCGGAAGCATTGTCCAGCCCATTTTCGTATCCGCTGGTGTCCAGCGTAATTTTTGCATACAAGTCAAACACGTTTATCGTCCTCACCTCCGACCTTTGCGATTTTTTCTTTCATTCGGTCAACGATTTGTTCCGGCGTCCTGGTTTCCTCCGGATTCGGCTCTATGAGGTCAGCATACCGCACCTTGATATAGCCGCCCCCCACGTACCGCGCCGTGTTTTCCGCGATTGCTTTGAGCGCGTCTGTCACATAGACCCGGTATGCCTTGTCCACGCTGTCCTGTTTGGCGCGGGCAAGGGCATACCGCAGGAACGCCTTTACGCTACGGGGGCCTTGGTATTCTCCTGCGCAGAGCCAGAGGGTTTTTCTGTGCTCTGCGCTGAGATAAAAAGTTCCGTGAACGCTTCGTCTGTCATCAGGTCAATAAAATCCTTGGTCAGTTTTACCAGACTCAGAGCGCCCGTGTAAGCCTCCGGGCTTGTTCCCTCAATGGAGGACAGGATGGAGATTACATCGCCCTTATGACCGCGCAGAAGGGCGGGAACGGCCTTTTTTGCCTTCTGTAAAAGGAACTTCTTGGCTGTCATGCCATCCGGCAGTTGTTCCCGCTTAAACAGGGCGGCGGCGTTCTCGTCCTCCGCAATGTTGCAGATTGGCTCGATCAGATCTGCGATTACTTCCAGGGTGCGATCACCTTTTACGTCAGATAGTTTCATCAGCCGCCCACCTCCGCAGGAGCCGCGCTGTAAAACTCCATGGGCATCTCGTCCTGAGCGGACATGGACACATGGCCGGTCAGCTCCACGCTCACCTGGCCCTTGCCGTTTTTGGTGGTCTGGAGAGTAAAGCCGCCGGTGGACAGGGCGTTTTTCAGGCAGATAGCCACCATTCCGCCGTCGGCCCGGTCGCCAACCCACCACAGGTCTGCAAAGTCGGTCTGCTTCAGGTCTCGCCGGGGGGTGATTTTGCTCCTGTCGGTAGTGTCAATGTCTGCCGCGCCCAGGGCCAGCCGGATGGACTCCGTGGATGTTCCAATGGAGGTAAAGGCCATCTTGCAATCCCAACCGTCCAGATGCTTCAGTTCCATCATATTCACAGGGCAGTTGTCCACGTCCTCTCCCATGTCGGAGTAAGTAGGGACGCAAGACACATTGATGCCGCCGGTTGTGGCACACACAATGTCCTCGTCCTTCGGTGCGGTGGGAGTAGCCGGGGTAAAGTTTTTCAGGATGACACCCGCGTCGAGCTGCAATTCCTCAAAGGTGCTCTGCGGGATCGCGGTAAATTTGCCCATATTGGGTCTCCTTTCAGCTGAATGTCAGGTATTCAGCGGTAATGTTGATGTACCGGCGCTTAATGGCCGGGTCTTCCTCATAGGTTAGGCTTTGGCACCAGGGGGAACCGCGCTTGAGCCAGATATAGCCCTCGTCGCAGGGCAGATACACGCCACCGTAGCCGATGCGCTTGGACAACTCCTGGGCCTTCTCGTCTGGGACAGCTTCGCTCTCCGTGCGGAACCACAGATTGACCGTCAGGCCGACCTCCCCGGCATCAAAAGCGCTGTCGATATACTCATAGGTGCCATAAGGCATGACCACATCGTCTGGCACGCTGGACGCTCGGTAGAAGGGCATGAACTCGTTGAACCAGGCGTAGAGGGCTTTGTTTTTGGTCATGTGGTCAACGCCCACCTTTCCGCCGTAAAGTATTTTAGCTGCATCGCGGAGGACTTGGGGGCCTGCTTGTTCTCCGGATTTGAGGTCACGCGGTAGGTTTCGCCGGTGGTCTTGTCTTTGAACACGTCGTTGTACTCGATGGGCACGGCCTTGTCTACCAGGACGGAATACAGGCTGGTCACGCCTTCTTTTTCCGCTCTGCGGGCCTCCATGGAGGTATCCAGTGCCTGGTAGTTGGTGAACTCAGCGCCCTCCACCCACTCTACAAAGTGACCGCCCGCACCGTCCGATACCCGGCGTTTTTCCATGAATACACAGGTGCGGGAAAAATCATCTAAAAGGCTCATCAGATCCCCCTAATTCTCCGCCAGTCGTTCAGGCGGCTCTTGAATACATCCTGCCAGCCGACGGCCATGCCGCTGGCGTTGGTGGCTTTGCTGTAGGAGTAGCCGCCAAATGATTCTGAGGTAAACGGCCCTGGATCCCCGTTCTTCGTCTGCCATGCGTCGATTTCTTCGGCCAATTCAATCACCGCCTTCGGAACAGCCAGCGCCCACACGGAGCCGGTAAACGTCTCGTCGGTCAGGTCTGCCACCGGGTACTGGTGGAGCCCGTCATTGAATACGGAACCCACCACCCGGAAATACTGGCCGGTTTGCAGAAAGGGCAGCGTGAGCTGCCCGCCCTGCACAGTGAACTCCCCGGCGTGGACGCCGTCCGGAACTAAAAACCAGTTGTTCAAATTCTGCAAAACCGTTTCAAGCATCACGCTGTCCTCCTTTTACGCCGATTTGGTTACGGTCACGGTATATACTTTCTCCGCCGTGCCGTTTTTCACGTTCACAGTCAAAGTGTTGGCTCCGGTCGCCCAGGTGGCCGCAGTGCCATTTTCAACAGGAGCCTCTCCGTTGAGGATGGTCACTGTGGCGCTTGCGTCCTCCGGGGTCGCGGTTACCGTGTTGGTCGCGTTTGTCGTTGTGGCTGTATACTCCGTCGTGTCTGGGTCAAACGCCGGAGTCAGTGTCAGAGCGCCAATCGTCAGCCCCGAGAGGCGCGCGCTTAAGGGGCCGGGGTGACCGTGATTTTGGCGATGCCGTCCAAGTACTCAGCCCACAGCTTCATGCCCATGATAGCGTAACTCTCGCCCACGGCGGTGCTGTAATTACCCTGGGCGTGGAAACCGATCAGGTTTGTCTCGCCCTGCACGGTGTAATTCAGGCCCAGTCTGGCAAACTCGCTGTCGCCGGGGTCTGCATAGTACAGGTCGATGTTCTCCACAGGCGTTGCGATCACAGTGTTGCGAGCAATAGCGTTATTGCCGGAAACGGTGGTGGGCAACAGGAACAGCGTGGAGTACCCCATGAAGTCCTTGACATAGTTCAGGCCGAACTGGGTCTGGACGGAAATATCCGCAGCACCCAGATAGTCGTATGCGTCCAGGATGTTAGCAAATCCCACAACGGAGGTAACGTCTTTTGCCATACCAGCAAACTTGTTCAGCACTTCGCCCTGAGCCTTTGCAAGTGCCGCCTGCCAGGTTGCGGCGGTTCCGGTGAGAGAACCGGTGTTCAGGAAAGTATAGAAATTGCCAAGGACCACATTCTGGAGCTTGGTCAGAAAAGCGTCGTCGCTCTTCTCCACCGCGATCTCTGCACCATACTTGTCAACGTCCTCGATAGGAACAGCCTTTGCATACTTCTTGATGGACAGGTCGTCCTTGGTCGCTTGGGTAATCGTCGCCTTGCTGTAAGGGATCACCTCGCCAGCGCCGACGTCGCCGTCCTCCAGGGCCACATCAGCGGTGTAAGAAATCAGGCTTGTGCCGGGGGCCTTGCGGATGGGGCGCATAATGCCCATAATGTTGCGCAGCGCATCCCAGTTGTCATTGAAACGGGTGACGAAATCCACCTCTCGGGCGGTCACGCTGGTATAGGTATTGGGCAGGGAATCGCGGGGGTTGGTCAGGCTCTCAATTTTCGTAGCAGCCATGTAATTCATCCTTTCTTGTTAAGTAATTTGGTTTTCCATGAGCGCCTTCTGCCGCTCGGACGCAGACAGCACATACCGGCCGTTATTGTCTTTTTTGTAGATATCCGCCTTTGTCATCGTGCCGGTGCTTCCGCCAGCCGGAGGGTTTGCGGTATTGGCGCCTTTTGTGGTGGTAGTGGAGACCAGCTTTGAAAACGCCCCGCTCACAAGCGCATCCAGAGCGGCGGTGTCCTTGATTTTGTCGCCGTCCAACTCCACGCCGTCGATCTCCGCGCCGCTGCCCCGCAGGGCAATAGCCAGATTATCGCCGGTGATGTTCTTGCTCTCGTAGTAGGCTTTCACCGCCTTTTCCTTGGCAGCCTTGGTTTCCTTTGCGGTGATGTCCGCCTTGAAGTCGTCAAAGGCCTTGTGCTCCTTCTCGTACTTCTCCTTGTAACCGCCGTCCCCGGCGGCTTTCAGGTCGTCCAATTCCTTCTGGACTGTGGGCAACTTCTCCGCGTCCGCCTTGTAGCGGCTCACATCCGCCTTCAAGCCGTCCACGGTGTCGGTATGCGCTTCGATGATGGTGTCCACCTGTTCGTCGGTGAGACCCATCCCCTTCAAAAGTTTGCGTGTAAGTGCCATTGTTCTATCTTCCTTTCCTTCGTCCGCAGTTCGTCGCGGCGATAGATTGTATAAAAACCGCTGTACCTCGCGGGTTTTATCGAAAACGAAAGAGCCAACCGCCGAGAAAATCTCAGTAGTTGGCTCCTATTGCCCTTTCCCGTGCCCTATTGCGCGGGAGTGCTGTATTTGATTGTTTTCTTAACCTCTAAGACGATGTACCCATTGCCTTTTCGCCGCACCTCTGCGTCGTTTCCGCGCTTTGTGATGGCTTCGATGGCCTTGATAATGCCTTCATCCATTTTTCAATTCATCCTCGATTATGTTCCGATATGTCTGTTGGTGGTCGGCCACCGCTGGCTTCAAGAACGGCTGTGCCGGGTTGCCAGCCGTCCAGTGCCAGTGACCTTCATCGTCCTGATACACCCACGGCGTCGGCCGTCCGCCCTCCGCGTATTTGCCGGTACCTAATTCCACATACGCGGCATATTCATTGTTTGTCCCGATGATCGCTGCCGGTTCCTGCTCGTCTACCGTATGGGTAATGCTGTTGTGCAGATTACCGGTGTCCACGGGGCAGAGCTTTTTCGCATAGCCCTCTGCAACCAGCCCGCACTTTTCCAGCGCCCTGGCAGCGGCCTCATGCATGGCAGCGAGGACTTCTTTGGAGTTGTCTGTGAAATCAACTTTCATAGTTTTTCCAGTTCGCTTTCAGCGCAGTCGAATAGTTCATTGTCACCGTCTCGTTCAACAAGACAAAACGTGCCGTTGGTCTCCCGGATATCAACAACAATACCGACATCGCCTGTCTTAATGATTTTTACACGGTCATATTCGTTAATCATGCGAATTCTCCTTGTTTTTTCTGAATCCGGTTACGATCCTCGGTTTGCTATCCGGTGTATCTTGAATCCATCCCGTTAAAAAAGTGCGCTGTTTTGTAACTCCAAGTGTCATGTAGATATTAAACATTATCGCACCGCCATTTAACTCCTGCACATCAACAGCCTTGCTCATATCAAACTGCCGTGCCATATCATAACGCAGCTGCAATGGGTTATCCGCTGTATAGCCAACATCAAAAAATTGATCCGCGTGTTTTGCGCCATCTTTCAGGAAATACCCGGTGTATTTTTTAGGCGTTGTCACACATTCGGCGTTATTCACAAAAACGGTTTGCCGTTTCATGGTTTTCAGTTGGGCCCACTTATCAGGTTCATTATACTTCAAATTCTGGAACTTCTCAACCGTGTTTGGAACTTTGTTTCCCAGAACCGATTTGTATTCCTGCCACTGTTTTGTATCAGTGGAAAGGTTGCGGCCCTTCTTCATGTATGTATTCCAGGCCGCAGCGTCTTCCGCTTGCTTCTGCTCCGCCCACTCGGAATAGGTCATGTCAGAAATAACCTCTGTTTCGCCTGTAACGGGGTTTTTGGCGCGTCTTTGCCCTGTGGAGGTATCTACCCCATCCACATCCGCAACAAGCGTGCAGCGGCAGTTGTAGATCTCCCACGCTGGCCCCTGCGGATCGCCCGGAAAGCGGCAGCCGTTGGAGAATTTCTTATCTTGATCTACCTTTTCGCCGTCCAGCATGGCGTGTGAATGCCGCGTCCGGTTGTCCAGCGTCGCCAGCCATTGCTTTTTAAGCTTGATGCCCATCTTTTCCGCCGCCGCGTAGCTGTCCATGCGTCCGGCGTTCTGTGCGCCAGTGACCGCCGTTCGCGCCGTCCGAATCGCGCTGCTTCTGCCCATTGTAATAATGCGCCGCTGCAAATCGTCTGCCATACCCTTAATGCTTTTCCCCTGCAAGATGGAGCTGGTGACGCTGGCCGTGATTTGCTTTTTCCCATACGCAAGGGCAATGCCGCGTTTCAATGCTCTATTTTTGGGGTAATACGGCATCAGCCCCGGCTGCTCCACAACCAGGCGCTTCACCGTCTGCTCGTCCCACAGATCAAAGCCTACATCCCCAGCCACGCTCTCGATGGTGTACGCCGCATAGTTGCGGTTCAGTGAGTAGATACCGGGCGTTGCATCGTTGGTGTAGGACACCGCCACGGCGTTCGCATCGGTGACGCGGTGCGCCACCTTGTCGCGCATGGCCTGATAGCGTTCCCCTCGACCGATCTGATTGAGCCGCCATTGCTTATAGTCGGCCTCCGTCCACTCCTTGCCGTTCTGCACCGTGCCGATCAGCGCTTTCATTTCCTCATCGCGCTTTTTAAATTGCTCAAAATATGCGTCGATGGTTCCTTGCAATTCCTTCCCGGCTTCGCGGTAAAGTTTCGTAATGCGCCGCTCCAGCTTCGAAAGCTCCTTGTCGGTCAGCTTGTGGCCTTCGTCCGTTTTCGCCATATCTCGCCACCCTATGCGCCATTGATAAATCCGCAACACAAGCCATCATACAAGTGCTTATATAGTGTTTTTTCAATCTCGTCCTTGTAAACCTTCACAACCTGCCCATCGACAATCGTATTGACCGTTTCGCGGAGAACGGGGACTGCCATATCTGATTTTGATGGCATCGCTAGTGATTCGGCCATATTCCTATGCTCGTAATTGGCGCATGCCTCCATCCGCTTGTGAGAGCATTTATCAACGTTGGGGCACGCCATGCACTTTTCAGCAATCTTAGATATTGCTCCCATCATTCCACCTCCATTTGGCTCCGGTCAATCTCTTCTGCCGCCTTCCGCTTTGCCATGTCCTCGTACTGGTCAATGTCACCATTGATGGTTAGCAACTTCTTGGTGATGTACTCATCATCGTAGTATTCCGCGCCCATCAGAACGGTCTGGGTTTCTTCGGGCTTATTGATAATCTGGCTGCGGGTATAGCTGGGCGTATCGTCCGCCCCGGCCAGCGCCAGGATGCCTTGGATAAAATCGGTGACGTCGCTTTCGAAGTCGTCAACTTTCAGGTCCAGCGGCACATAGCTGGCCTTGATGGCCGTGGCCGTCTGATTGCCTGCGCTCACGGCGGCGCTGTCAAACGCCTGAAAATCCTCGTGCAGCTTGCGCTTGAGCATGTCAATGGTTGCGTTAGTGCCCTCAAAGGGGGCCTCGATGGTGTGCGGCTCTGCGTTCACTTCGTCATCGGTGTGGGCCACGTGGAGGGTCTTGATACGCTCCAAAAACTTCACGTCGTCCAAGTCATTCATGCCGCCCGCATTGGTCAGCACCCAATAGATGAGGTTGCCCTCGTCCACGTTGTTTACCATGTTGGAGCAGGCCAGGTCCAGCGCGTCCACGGTGTTCCGCCGTCCCCGCAGCTCCGACCGGCAGTTTTTGCCGTTTTTCAGCGGGACAATCGGGAATCCAGGATAATTGTCACCGTCCAGAATGGTCTCCGCGCCCAGGCCGTCCGTGCGGACATTGACCTTGTACCGTTGTTTGTCCGTCAGCACGGTCATGTTCTCCCCGCTGCGCTGGATGTACTCGGTGTATCCGTCCAGCTCGTACAGCGTGGCACGAAGCGGCTTATCGTCTGCCACTTGCCAGAACCGCACACCGGCCATCAAGGCACCGTTTTCCTCGTCGTAAAGGGGCGCAAACTCGGTCAGCTCGAACACCTGAACCCGGTCCAGGTTGAAGAACCCGAACGCCACGCCGCATACCAGGGCGCTCTTGCCTGCGTCCTTGACCCGCTGGTCAAAGTCAGCGCCCAGTCTGGCCTTTGTCTCCCTCTTCTGAAAGGTCACGCCGTTGCCCAGCAGATAGTTTGCCTCCTGCCGCACGACAAATCCAAAGAAACTTGACATGAGTTTGTGGTTTGCCGTGTACATGTCCCGGTGGGCGCGTCCCTGAAGGTCATAGATGATCTTCTCATACCGGCTGATGGTGGGATTCTCGCCGTCGTAATATCGCTGTGCGTCTACCGCGAACCGGTAAGCCGCAGAGCCTTTGTGCTCATTGATGACCCGCCGGATAAAATCCATTCGGTCCTGTTCGTTCTCGCCCACGGCGAGCAAGTCCTGATATGTCAGCAAGCTATCACCTCTCCCACAGGGGGATGTATTTCTCCCCGTTATCATCCCGCACTTTCCGGCGCAATACTGTCATTGCAAAGTAACGTGTATCATCCATCGCGTGGTCGTTCTCCTTAATTGGCCTGTCCTCTGTGGATTTTTCGTCCCAGCGGTAGAGGCCGAATTCCCGAATGGCGTCTTTACACGACCTGTGTATCTTCAGCGCACCGCTGCGCAGATACCTCGCCGTGGTGGCGATGCCCGGCAGCACGTCATTGACCGCCTTGCGCACCTTGAACTTCCCGTGCCGCTTGATAACCTCGATGAAGGACGCCGCCGACGGGTCCACGATGACGCTTATCACCGGCAGCTCTCCCACCAGATTCTCCAACTCCGTATAATATTCCTCGTCAGTCTTGTTTCTGTGTTCTTCCCGCCCGGAGTAGTAATACTCCCGGATGCGGGTGGCCGTCTTGCCGTCCCAGCACCACAAACCAGCAGAAAATGGGTTCAGCGTGCCGTAGTCGCAGGAAATGTAATATTCCCCGCTCTCCGGCACATCGTCCACGATGTTTTCCTCGCCAAAGTCGTATACCAGCCCCTCGGCCAGCACCCACAAGCCGCGAATGTATCGGTCGTAGAACACGCCGCTATACATGGCCTTTGTCCTCTCGATCATCTGCGGTGTGAGAATTGGGTTATCTTCCAGCAGGAAGTGAATGTGCTGCGTATTCTCCCGTTCGTTTTCAATCCACTCTTTGTAAAACCAATGCTGCGGTGATTCGGGGTTGCAGTTAAAAAAATACTTCGGATGCTCAAACGAAATCGCACGGGAAAGCGCTTGCTCCACAAACGAACGCGGCATAAGTGCCACTTCATCGAATAGCACCCCGGCAAGCGTGATGCCTTGTATGAGCATATACGAGCTTTCATCCTTACCGCCGAATAGATAAAACCAATTTGTTCTATCCCCACACCGAACGGTTAAAATTCTCGTGGAAACCTTGTAATGCATGGACAGTGCAACACCCAGCCCGTCAATTTCCATCAACGGTTTTAAGATATTTCGCTCTGCCGCCTGCACCGTCTTCCCGCAAATAGCGAAATTCGTGCGGTCGTAGTTCTGCATCGCCCACAGCACAAACGCCATCGACATGACCGTCGTTTTCCCGGAACGGACGGAGCCGTCACAAATCAGCGCCATATCATCGGAGCTGATAAACTCCATTATTTTGCGCTGCTTTGCGGATAGCGTTTTAATTTGCATTGTTCTCGCCCTTTAACGCAGTAAGCAAAGCTGCCAACGCCGCAGGGTCGCCGCTCTTTTTGTTCTCGGAATTCCAACCGAAATTGCAGCCAAGCGAGAATTTCGCGCCGTTCGCACCGTCTTTGTCGTAGAGCCGAGATTCGGCATATTCTTCGCATCTGGACTTTGCGCGCGTAACCGTGTCCGCAAACTCTGGCCTTGCTTGATAATCCAGCAGTGCTTGTCTTCCTGTGAATCCAAGCGCCAATGCAAGCCCTGTGATTGTCGGGGGCTTTGCGTTGATGATGATCGGCATGCCGTACTTATCGCGCTCGGCACGGCCGTCATCTCCGATAAACGGTTCACCTTCGCACTCTTTGAAATAAGCGTCAATGGCTTCTTGCATTGCCTTTACGCTTTTCCATTTTCTTGGCGCTCCGCCAGCCATACGCTCACTTCCAATCCAAATAATTTGTTTTTATTTCCCTGTATCTTTAACACCGTAGCAATACTCATACCACATCAACGGCGTTTCTTTTTGCTGTTCTGCGTAGAGTGTGTCAAACATCTTCGCAATATCTTCAATAGCGTCGCCATACTCTTTGTGCAAATGTGTTTTGAATTTCGTAATGAGCCGCATATTGATTTTCATGATCCTATCTATTTCGTCGGCGGAATACGTTATCTTGTTGATAATGTCCTTGTGGTCGTCGTTCATTCTCCGTCTCCCTCTTGCATCTCTCGATCTACGGACACCAGGCTCTGGAAGCAATGAAAGTCGTCACAATACCCACAGGTGGCGGCAATGTCCTGATGCTCTTTGTCCTTGTGGAGTTTGCAGCCAACAGGCCCAGTAGTTACACGCTTACCGTCAACTACTACTGTACCGTGTTTGACGTGGGTGCAGAAGTCACAGCATGGTGTGCAGTCTTTACCGCAGAGAATCATTTGCCGTCCTCCAAAATCCCGCTGATTGTGTCAGCATTCGCCTTGATGATATCCATCACGATGTCGGACTGGATATTGTGCGCAAAAACGGCCTTGTCCGCCGCGTCTGCATTATAATAGCCGGTGAACACCGTGCCGTCTGCTTTTGTCGCTGCAAAGCAAATACAGCAAGGGTCAATCCCTGCGATAGTTGCTATGCTTTCTTCAAGCCATTTGGCGTATGGCTGCTTTGTAATATCGTCCACGCCATCCTCCTGTTTTGTCTCCAGCCCCCACCCCTTGGCTACAGTAACAGTCTTTCCCCGCCCATGCGGGCCTCTTGGGCCTCTCAAACATGGGCTACACAGTTATTTCGGCGCCACACCGCGCCGCGCCTTTTCATCAGCCGCACACTGTTTTTGCGGATTAACTGTCCGCCGCTGTGGCCACAGCTTGTGTGTACTTAACTTCTCGCGCTTCCTCGCCCGCTTGTGTGGTTGGTGCGGCACTGCAGCCCTGCCCTGCTTTAGCACTTCGCCGGAACGCCGGCGTCGCTTGCTGAGGTCTCCCATTACGGGGCACCTATACCGCATATTGGTCGTCTTGCCGCATAGCCCCGATCAAGGCGGAGCCAAAGCCCCGCCCATCGGGAAATTAGGAGGAAAGAAATGAATCGGCACGGGCAGGTTGCCCCTGCATACCCATCATATATTGTCTTTCTCCGCCCCGCACCCCTAAAACAAAAAATTTTTTATTTTTTGGTTTTGCCCATTGACATACCACGCACCGCACTACTGGCACAGCGTCAACGGTGGGGACGCTATCGATCAAATCAAGGATTGTATCCTCGTCAACGGAAGATAGGGACGCATCCATAATGGCCAGAATGAATTTATCTGCATCAATCAGTCTGCCCATTACCAAAGCCCCTTTCTGCATGAAAGCCCCATAAATTCATGGTCTTTGTTCCAATGACTTTTCAGGAACGGACATTGACCGCAGTTCATCCCACAGGCATTCCTTGCTCTACGCTTTTTCAGCCATTCAATCAGCCACATCGCTATCCCCTCCATCCATCATCGCCCCGCAGTGCGGGCAGAAGTAAGTCATTACTGTTTGCGGCTCGTCCTGATAATCTTCTATCAAAGCGCCGTAAACCACAGGAGCACGTTGTCTACATTCTGAGCATCGACAATATCCATCGTCTGCCCATTCCCATCGTCCATGCACTACTGGGGCAACATCAGCGGCAGGAATCTCGTCGAACATCTCCAATGCCTGCTTCAGTCCCGGTTTTCTCAGGTCTTGGCACCACCCTTCAAGGTCAGCCAACCTTTTTCGGTATGTCTCCCGCTCAATGTATTCAGCCATTGTCGTGCTCCTCCCCATTGAACCACTTTCGCAGTTTGTGCGCGCACGAAACACACAGCTCGTAGTCGTTGTCGTTTATGTCGTTCTTAACTCGCCGCATACCAGCATAGGTGACGGAGTTGTACGGGTTAATCTCCGCTCCGCAGCGGTCACACACTCTCTTTGTCGCCATTGTCAGCCCTCCTATTCCATGCTTCGATTGCCTTTTCTTTGCTGGGCAGCCCAGATACTTTCATCTTCTTTGTGTGGAGGCCATCACCAGCCCTATATCTCCCACAACCGGCATCCCACCCAAAATCTGCTCTATCGTAGGTATCGTACATATGGATAACGGTTGCAACTCCACCACACTCAGGGCAGCGTTTCAATTCAGCCATTGTCTATCACCTCCACATAGCACCAGCTTTGGGGCGGGCGGCGAAGCGGCAAAGCCCCATTGTTGCAGATACCGTTGTTGTTGCTGTACATGGCGCAGGCCTCACAGCATAGGTCATTAGGACAAAGCCGCCGAAACGCCGTCAGCTCCCGCGGCTGGTCATAGATCAGCAGGTCGGAGATATGCCAGCCGTAACAACGCCCCTTATCGCCGATATAAGCTATAATTTCTGCCTGAGATAAGCACGTCGCAGGGGAAAAGGCGGCATTTGTTGGACACCATAGCCTGCCGCCATCGTATGTGATCGGGACAATCCGCTCACAGGCAAACTCCCCAATGACCTTGCCGTTAGCCTTGCGGATTTTCCCGTCTGCACCGTGCAGCTCAAGAATGTTGTGCGGGTCCTTCGCGTCAGGCATCGTACAGTAGATGTACGCCTTGAACGGCGTTTCCAGCTTTGGCCTGGTCTTTCTGACTTCGATGGTCTTTTCGCCGTTGGCGATCTTCTCCACCCACTTCGGGCGGATGCTCAGCATAACAGCCTTACTCATCCTTCATCGCCTCCAATGCTTTCTCCGCCTCCTCGCGGGTGAGGAATACCGTCTTTCCAAATGAGCAAGGATTGACCCCGTACTGTTCTCTTAATCCATCTACTGTAGAAAATACAATGGTCGTAACGCGGCTTCCAATGTTCGCAAATTCTATGACGCATTTGCGGGTGTGCCGCATCCCGTCAAGATTCGCCCACACTATATCGCCCACCTTGCACGGCAGCACCACCAGCCGACCGTCCTTGTTGGCCTCGGCCAGTTCCTCCAACCGGTCAAGATCGCAGTCTCGGCACAGACGGCGAAGCTGCTCTGCGGCTTCTTGATCCATGTCGATTTCCTCCGGCGTCAGCTTCGTGTCCTCGTAGGCGCGCAGATCCTCTCGATCCATCCGGCAGTCCTCGATGAGCTGCTGCACCACGAATCGCTGCGCCATCGGCCACGCCGCAATTTGCTCTTGCAACTTTTTCAATGCTTCGTCTGAAACCATCACTCTACCTCCGTCATCCAGAACTCGCGGCGGCAATCACTGCACTTTTTCAACGAATGGCATTCTGCTAAACATGAAATGTTAAAGTCAAACCTTTTTGGGCAAAAAGTCAACACCCCATCATCCGCAGGGCGCGCATTCGGCCACTGCTCCAGAAACACACTCTGCCGCGTTTTGCGTGGATGTGTGGCAGCCCACGCTTCGACTTCTTTCACAACGTCCTCGGCGCGAGTACTCAGGTTGAATAAACTATACTTCGGGTTCGCCCCTGTCACAGTAAACATTCTTCTGCGCTCTTCGACAAACTTCACAGCGTCCATTTACTTTTCCTCCTTCTCCGCCACGGCCTTGGCAAACTGCGCCAGTCCATCACTCATGTCCGCGATCTGCGCATCCCGCCGCAGAACGGTATCCCGCAGTCCGGCGTTTGCTTTCAACAGCGCCTCGATGTGCCGCTGCTGGTTCTCAATTAGGTCAGCGGCTTCCCCACAAACCACACCACCGCATTTATAACGCGCCGGTTTTTCAAACGAAGGACACTTATCCTTTGGGCACTTCCCGGTTTCTATTGCCTCACAGTGACACCGCAGCGCGGTCACGATCTCATCTCTTGTCATGTCACGCCTCCTTAGCCAAGCTCGCACGTCATCATTCCACCTTCGCAAATGTCCACGATGTGTTCGCACAATTCTTTGGGGATAACAGATCGTTCCATACTCCCCTTTAACCCCTGCGTCCCTGTCTTTGCCCCTCTCGGCGCAGCAACATGACAAAGATCCCCGTTGTGACATGGCGGCTTAAATCCAGGATCCGGGTGATTTGTCCAGATGTCCGTCGGCTTCATGCGCGTATCTCCGTACTGGCAATACGTGACCGTATACCGCGGCAAGCCCTGCATCCACGTCATCTTCCGCATGCCGCCCCTCGGGTTCTCGATAAACCAATATACGGGGGACAACGCCAAGATCAACCGAAGAACGTGCTGGTCTACCTTGTCACAAAACTTCGCATACTCGCTTACAGGGTCAAGGCTCCCTGTTTCTTCGTTTTTGCGCCGGTGGTGGCTTATCGCCGCAATGGAAAACGTTGTGCAATCCGGGCTGGCCCATATCACGTCCGGCCTGCCAAACTCCCGGATAATGTCAGCGGCTGTAACAGTCATAATATCTGCGTACAAGTCGATATTTTCAAACCGCTTGTCCCATTCGATGGAAAACACTTCGTGCCCCCGCGCTTCAAACGCTTTTCCAATGCTCCGTGTCCCGGCAAATAACTCCAAAACTTTCATATCAATCTCCAAACACAACGCCGCACTCGTCCTTCAGCACGTCCTTGATGTGCTTCCGCTTGATGCGGCCTTCGTTTATTTCCTCCGCCAGCTTCTCCAGGCACTCGTACAGATACGCGATGCTGTGGGCGTCCCGGCTGTCCGGCGTCTCCTCCTGGACGTGCCGGCCGCACTTGTCGATCAGCGCCATCGCCACCATGTCCATGCACTCTTGCGTACCTCTGCGCTTTCCGTCCATAAAGATCCGGTCGTCCCGGCTCAAATGCTGCTTGCCCATGTGTCACCACAACCTTTCCTGCGCCGTATGTTCCGCAAACCGCTGCTCTTGCAGTTGGAAATATGTCGGTTCGATCTCGCAGCCCACGAAGTCAAAACCGAGATTGTACGCCGCAATACGGCTTGATCCGCTCCGGAGGTGCGTGTCAAAAATGCGCCATCCTTCTTTGGCGTACTTCATCAGCAGCCACTCGTACAATGCCACGGGCTTTTGCGTTGGATGTATTCTTTTCCCCTTTTCTTGCAACGGCGAGTAATAAAAAGTTCTCGCAGATGTATCGAAAGAAGTCCATGCAAATTCGCAAGATGCAAAAGAAATATCTTCCGGCTGCTTTTTGTCCCAAATAACAAATCCCCTACAAGGCGGAAGATCGTAATAATTCCCCCCCGCATATTATTTGGTTTTTGCTGCATCTTTTTAATTCGCTAAAATACACATCACCCGGAGTCGCATCGTCCCATCTTGTTTCAGTGGCATTGTATTTTTTCAATCGACCACTATCATGAATGCTAATTCCATACGGCGGGTCTACGATGGCAAGGTCAAACGCCTTGTCCGGCAGCGTCCGCATATACTCCATGCAGTCGGTGTTTATCGCAATCTGCTTGCCCATCACTCGCCCTCCTCCAGACGCACCACCTCGTAGCAGCCGTAGCTGCCGCCGTGCCGGAACGCCTTACAAATCGCCACACGAACATTCTGATACTTCCGCCCAGACAACTGCGCCAGCTCCGCCGTGGTCGTACCCCACCAGCGGGGCAGGCGGTACTTGTCACGGGTCACGATCATGTATACCGTGGTCATGCTCACACCTCCCGGATGGCGTAGCCGTACCGATTGCGGAACAGCTTTGCTTTCATGCCATACTCCCGCGTCCGCACACCCTTCACGTCCTCCACCACCGGAAGCCAATACCGCTGACCGTAGCTGTCAGGGGACGTCCGGCGCTCATACACGAAGTCCGCGATGTAGTCGATACTTTTCACGCGGTCGCCCTCAAACGTCGTGTACGCCTCTTGCAAGCAGTACCGCACCTGCAATTTCAGCCCGCGTATCTCCCCAGCCTTTTGCAGCATCATCAGCGCATCGTAGCGCTCCGCCTCCTTCTTGCTGTCAAAGGTCAGCTTGCCGCGCCGCGTCTTCTGCGCCTTGTACTTTCCGGGCTTGCGCATCTTCTCCATGACCTGCTTCTGCGCCGCAGGCCCCAGCCGCATCAGATCATCACTGTTCATCCAACAACCCTCTTTTCTCCAGTCCGCGCTTGCTCATGGTGTAACG